ACTATTCACAAAGAAAGAAAAGAGCGAAGCCATGAGGACTTCAAAAAAAATATATTCCCCACTCTTCCGAAACAAGAAAAGAAGCACTTTGAAAAAAAATGGAAAAAGCAAGGAAGAGACTAACTAAATAGGTCTTAAGAACCAAAAAAAATGGATAAAGAACAGAAAAACAAAAAATTAAACAAGACATTAAATATAGGTGATATTGTCCCCAGTTTTTGTTTTGTTTGTGGAGCTAGGCTTGAAGAAATAGGATTAGGATGGATGCAGTGTGAAAGTGAAAAATGCGGTGAAGTATTCCTGCCATTTAAAGATGTGCAAGGAAACCAAAATTTAATGCTACAAAAACAAACTCTTAAAATCGTTGAAACCGCAACTCTAAAATAATTATGAAAAGCTATAAAATGAATGATGGAAATAAATTCTATGATTATCCCGAACAAAGAGAAGAATTGATTAGAGAGAAAAAACACAAAGAAACTTGCTTGAAAAACAAAAAAAATCAAAAAAGCAAAAAACGTAAGTAACTAACTAAAATCGTAAATTAAATGGAACCAAGTAAACATCAAATTGCCATCTTCAACGAAGTGCAAAATGGAAAGTATGATATTTTAGTCAAAGCCACAGCAGGATCGGGTAAAACAACAAGTATAGTTCAAGCAAGTGCGTTAATCAAAAAAGGATTGGATGTAGCATTTCTTGCATTCAATAAAAGCATTGTGGAAGAACTGACTTCAAGACTTCCTGATACTATTACTTGCAGCACGTTGCATTCATTGGGTTTCAGATCCCTTTACAAATGGTTTAATCCCAGAAATGGGTTTGAGATAACATCTTTCAAAACAACCAAATTTATTAGGGACGTTCTTAAAAACGATTTCAAATTGAATTCGAAAGATGAGAGTAAAGCCATTTGGGTTGTCAATGATCTTCTGGATAAAGCACGATTAAATATCGTTGAAAACGAACACGCTCTCTTATCTGAAATTTCTGATGCTTACGGAATTATTTGGTCAAATGATGAAATGGAAATTGCCCGAAGAGCCTATGATCTTTTGAAGGAATACAACGAAGTCAGATTCAATGATAAAAAATTGGTTGATTTTACCGATATGATTTATCTTCCTGCTATCAATGAAGTTCAGATGCCAAAATTCGATGTTGTTTTCATTGATGAGGCACAGGATTTAAACAAATGCCAGCAAATCTTAGTGACCAAAATCAAAAAACCAAAAGGAAGGGCCATTTATGTAGGAGATGAAAATCAAGCTATTTATGCCTTCGCTGGTGCCGATGCTGATTCATTCAATTCTCTTGCAAATGAAAACACGGTTCAACTTCCTTTGTCGGTTTGTTATCGTTGCGCCAAAGCAATTGTAAGAGAAGCGCAATTGATAGTAGGGGTAGAATCCATTCAGCCATTTGAGGGACAAATTGAAGGACTTGTAAGCGAGGAAAGCTGGGAAAGCATACGAGAAGGTGATTTTGTTGTTTGCCGTAACAATGCCCCTTTATTTTCTCTTTATTTTGATCTTCTTGCAAAAGGGGTAAAAGCTAAAATAAAAGGCAGGGAAATTGAAACTCAATTGCTGGCCCTTGTTAAAAAAGTCAGATTTAGTGAAGTCAATGAAGGTTTAAGTAAACTGGATTTAATGATTGAAAAAACAGAAGATGAAGTTCGGAAAAAGGGTAATCCCACTCCAGAAAAAAGCCCAAAAGTTCAGTCTTTGAAAGAAATGGTCAACATTATTCGTTTTATGAGTGAAGGGAAAGATATGATGGGTGAAGTTTCAGATTTATTGAATGAAATTTTTAATTCAGATGTTGATGGAGCTACGTTGATGACGATCCACAAATCAAAAGGATTGGAAGCACAAAAGGTACATTTTCTTTCACCCGAGCTGATTCCTTCAAAGTGGGCTCAAACCCCTAAAGATTATATTCAGGAAGAAAATTTAAGATTTGTTGCAACAACAAGGGGTCAAGCCCATTTAAATTATATTAAAAACTATAAAACTAGAGTAGAAGTTGGCTAGGATCAAAAAAACAACCGATGTTCAAAAACCTCAAACAGTTGAAATAATTGTCAGGTATATAGTTGATCGATTGAGCTCAGGCGAAAAGCATGGAGATGTTTTAGCAGAAATTCGGGAAAAATTTAAAATATCCGAAATTGAAGGTTTAAAACTATTGAATGATTCCAAAGATTCCATTAAGGCACACATGAAAATTCGTGTGCCTTTTATTTTATCGAACCACATAGAACGTTATGAATATCTTTTTGGTAAATTTGAAGTTATTGGCAGAATCGATCTTCAAAATAAATGTCTGGCGCAAAAAGAAGAACTCTTAAAACTAAAAGAGGCGTTGAGTGAAAGACTGACTGAAGATTTCAACAAAAAAGAAATCGAAAACAGATTTATGTGGCATAAACTTTCAAAAGAAAAACAAAGTAGAGTTCGGCAATTGTTGGAAAAAGCAATTGTTTCCTAATGGCCTTACCCGTAAAAAGATTATTGGGTACGGTTCACGGTGCTAAAGTTGGTCGAATACTCGAAAGCGTATTCACTAAAGATTTCTATGAGCTAACTCAAAAAAAAGTAATTACTGAATCCTACTACGAATTTTTTAAATGGGCATTCAAAATATTGCACCCTTCAGATCCTTTTTCCGATGCTCCTCACATTAAAGAACTATGCGATGTTTTACAAGCTGAAATTTTCAGAATAAGAGATCGGAAAAGGAAAAAAAAGGATATAGTTATAAATATCCCCCCCAGAACTTCTAAATCTTTAATTGTTTCAATTATTTTGCTTCCGTGGGCTTGGGTTCACGTTCCTCATTTGAAAATGATTTCCGTATCCTTTGAGGATAATTTGACTGTTTTAAATGCGAGGATGAGTAGGGATCTAATTAGATCCTCAGAGTATCAAGGATACTTTGGAGATCGTGTTAAATTAAGAAAAGACATTGATGCAGTTACTTTTTTTGCAAATACTGAAGGCGGTTCAAGACTTGCCAAAACTACAGGTTCTTCAATCGTAGGCCATGGAGCCCATTTAATTATAGTTGATGATCCTCAGTCCGCAGCAACAGCAAGAAGTGAAGCCAAAAGGGAAGAGGTTAAAAAATATTGGTCTGAAAACTTGTACAACAGATTGACTCCAGTACAATTAGGAACAAGAATTTTAGTTCAACAAAGATTGCACGATGATGATTTGACGGCAGCCGTTTTAAAAAAGAAAGGGGACAAAATAAATCACATTAATCTTCCTGCCACTATTACAGAAGAAACCAAAGGAAGAGTTTCACCACAGGATTACGTTCAATTTTATCAGTGGAATAATGGAATAGGGTATTTAGATCCGATTCGTTTGGATGAAGAAACGCTGGCAGATTTAAAAATTGAGCTGGGCACCTTTGGATTTTCAAGCCAGTATGATCAAAATCCAAGTTCTGAAGAAGGAGGTATTATAAAAAGACACTGGTTAAAAACAGTCAATCCTAATGATGTCATCCGAGATCGGGTTAAAGAACCAATGCATTTTTTCTTGGATACTGCTTATTCAGAATCCACTGCCAATGATGCTTCAGCAATTATCGCAGCCTTTAAAAGGGGAAATGATGTTTATATTGTTCGTTCTGAATCGAAAAGACTGGAATTTCCTGAACTTTGCAAATACTTAATCAGATTTACCACTGAGTACGGTTATGATCATAATTCAATGATCTATGTGGAACCTAAAGCTTCAGGAAAATCCCTTGTACAACAAATAAAAGCAACTACTAATTTAAATATTATTGAAGGTGAAAGCCCGAAAGATGATAAATTAACTAGATTGAATGTTGTTTCGCCAAAATGCGAAGCAGGGAGGGTGTTTGTGATTCAGGCTGGCTGGAATGAAGATTTCTTTGTTCAGTTGTGCTCAGCTGGTGAGGAAAGCTGGCCAGAACACGATGATGAAATAGATGCGTTCTCCATGTGCGTTAAAAAATTATTAATTACAGGATCTTTTGAATATATGTTCGTATGAGAAGAGTTTGGATAGATTTCACGGATTCGGAAATTGACAGGTTGCAATTTCGTAGAATGGATAAAACTTTTAAGAAAATTAAAATGTATAGCCATTCTGAAGGAAAGAAGCTTATTTTTAACATTAATAAGGATGTTGTTGCAGATGCATTCCTTATTTCTTGTTTAAATGCCTTGAAAGAAGATGGATTTATTTGCAAATTAATTTTTAAATAGTTTTTTTAATCCAATTTTATTTCCTATATTTAAGTGTTGAAAGAGTTCACAAATCGTAAACCAAAATAGATCATGACAACTGAAAACACAATTGCAATGCAGGATTTAATCTATACCTCCAATCCTACTAATATTCTAGCCAGAGGCCGAAGAATGGAAAACCTGATAAATTATACAGTAAAAAGCATCAGCAGATACGAGACTCCACAGGGATCTAAAATGGTAAAATACACCGTTTTTTGCGAAACGATTTATGAAAAAAATTCTGTTTTCGTTGTCAGTTATGGATTAAATGGGGACAGAACAAACATAGTTCTTCACCCTCATCTTGCAGAAACTACATTTAATCAACGGAATAAATAAATCAATAGCCCTTCGGGGCACTTACACAATTAAACAAGCGATTATGAAAAAATACAAGTTTATAGGCACAAAAGAAGAAGCTCAAGATTATGTGCCAATTTCTCCTGAAATAGGCATGATTTATCCAGAAAATCATTTGTTCAACGAAATTAGTGTTTTGCACATGTCAAAACGCTATCCCGATGAATGGGAAGAAGTATTTGAAGAAGAAGCACCTACCTTAGAATCACTAACAGATCAGATCAAAGAGCTTGCTAAAAAGCAGGGAATGAATTGCAATGTGGTTCTGGAAAAGAAAAAAGAGGTGGAGGTTGATGATTTTTGCGCTATTCATACTAATATCACAAATTCAATATCAATTTCAGTAAGAGTTAGGAATGACGTTTTAGTGAATGTTGGATCAAAAGAATCTCAAATAATCGAATCAATTAAAAAAATACTAGAAAATGACTAACAAAAAAGTAAAAAACAGAATACTGGCAGCCATATTCATTGTAATATGGGCTACAATGGCAATTTCTTGTAAACTCACAGAAAGCCCATCCAGAATATATCAAGCCAAAATAGCTGCTCCAGTTGAGTACCCTGCTTGGTTGAAAAGACACACGCCTATTTTTGGGCATCGTAATGCATCCCTGAAACGGGCAAATGACTTCTTAACACAAAGTAAAGATGCAGCTAAAAAGCGATCAAAAAATAGATCCTTAAAATCAAAAATTGAGGCCATCAATACAAGAGCCAAAGAACTAGACAACAAATAATAGATGAATTTATTTGAAAATTCATTCCCTTTTATATTGTAAATCCAATTTTATTTCCTATATTTAAGTGTTGAAAGAGTTCACATTGTCAAAAAAATAGGAATTATGGGAGTTACAATGATCATCGGCCAAAATTTTCGCCACTTGCATTCAGGGAGGTGTTATGTAATCACCAGAATGTCTCAAAGTAGCATTTGGTTTCAAGCCCTTGATAACGGGGTTGTCTGGAGAGAGGCTTTAACTACTTTCAGAAACAACGTCAACCGAGCAAATAACTAAAAACCCCAATTAAATCGTTATGAAAACTTACGCCATCATCAAAACAAAATCAAACTATCGAGGCCTTAATGGGAAAAAACTTCGAGTAGTTGAAGAGTTCCCAAATTTAATTGCTTGCAAATTTTTTTCGGAAGGCAAAATAATAACCGCTGATTTTGGAAGATCGGAAGTAGTCAAGATTTGGACGCCTACCGACATATCCAACGAACCAATGTTCAATAGAAAATAGTTAACTACCCAACCAATGAGCAATCTACGAAAAGCAGAAAAAGCAGAAATTGAAAAACTGACTCCTCCGAGTCCTGCCGAAATCGAACAAAAAATATTGGGCTATGATCTAATTTTTAAAGTTGGTGATTCAGTTTGGAGCTCTATTTATGGAACTGGAAAGGTTGTCAGATTAACAGGCGATCAAATATCCCAATACAACAAAGATCATTTGGAAGAAACTGGGATATCAGTTCAATTTCCAAAAGGAAAAGGAAACACTTTTGACGGTGGCCCTAGAACCTATTCTTTGAATGAGCTCAAGTCTGGGTACGTTCGACTTCTGGTTGATCCTGAAAACTTTGATGAAGATGTTAAAGGATTAGTGAACGGAACATTAGGAAAAGAAGATTTAATGCGTTCTGCCTTTCCAAACGTTGCAGAATCAAATTCAAGAGAGGTGATGATTATGAGTAAGGATATCCTCTTACAGAAAAAAAGAGAGATGATCCTGAAAAGGGATTTTTTAACAACTAGAAGCGAGGCAGCAAAGGAACTTTTAGAACAACGAACCAGACAATTAAGAGAAATAGCCAGCGAGTACAGTGGAATTCTCATGAAGTTGAACAGGCTTATTTATACCATTGAGCTTTACTTAGGGGTTAATGAGGAGCTACACCATTTGAAGCAAGGTGCAATTGCTCAAGGGGAGCCAATTTGCTTCAGACAAAGAAGGTTGTACATGGATGTTGAAGTTGGAGAAGTTGGAGAAGATTTGGGTGGTCTTGATTTTAGTAACATAGAAGCGTTTGATGAATGGCTCCTGAGAAAAAATACTTACTGGGGGATGTTCAACTATGAAATAATGATGCCTGAGAAAAAAGGCATTGTAATTTTTAAAGTTAGGGAAAGGGAAAAGCACTATTCAGATAATCCGTTTGTTAATTGGTCAATAAATCGAGACAACAATTTAACTTATGTTTTAATTAGAAATGGAGATAATATTTACAGAATCTATGGGGATATCACAATTGGTGAAAAATTGTTTCCAGATCAATCTGAACTCGAAGGGCTTTTAAATGGAAAAGGCGAACAACATCGAAGAGTAAACAATAAAGAAGAAATTCTTGAAAGGTACAAATTGAATATGATTCTTTTGCAGGGCATCATTGAACGGACAATTTGTTTTCCTGAAGAAATGCATAGCCTTTCAATTTTCAAGACCCCAATTCCTGAAGATAAAGTGAGATTTATTTATGATGCTGACAAATCCAAAATGCTGCCAGCGGGAATAAAAACTTTTAAAGAATGGTGGACTTCAAAAAGAATCAATATTGAAGAAGGAGCTAGAATTTTCGTTTCCAGTAACGATATGGGAAGAGGTAGAGGTAATTGGTCTGACAGATTTTTAAAGTATTACGAGTATGATGGCAGTATTCCTAGTTTACCAAACACAGGAATTTATTTAGTTGAGACGATTAAGGAACGATATTCTTTGGCTGGCGAAAAATTAAATCCTCTAGCATTTAAGTACTTGCCCGCTGGAGAAAGGGCTTGGTCTTGGACGGATAAACATGATACTGATTTAACCAGAAAGAACAGAGTTTCTTTTTTGATTTATAAAGATGATAGCTTCTTGATCAATTATGATGAATTGACAAGAGAAGATTTAAAGTTGTTGGAATTTTACCTTCATACTCGATTGGGAAGAGAGGATTATTTGAGTAATATGCCTATGTTGGAAGAGCTCAGAAAAGCCAAAGAAGCCGAAATAATCGAAGAAGATGATTTCATTAAATTATCTTTGATAGACTCAAACTTAGATCCTGAAATTGATTTCAATAAAGGCCTTGAAGCAATAACTTGGTGGAAAACTAAAAACAAATGGAAAAGAAGCCTGAAGGCAGATGACCATAAAGCTTACAGAATGATCACTAACAAACTAACTAAAACCGTAAAATAAGTGGCCAAAAAGAATGTAAGCGTAAAAAAGCCTCAAAATTTCATGAGCGTAAAGGGTGTAACAACCCAGCAAAAAGTACTGGATAAAGAGGCCAATGTAGGTATGACCTACAGGTTCCTAAAGGATGGGAAATCTATCAAATGGATTGAAGACTTCTTTGTTGACAGTCAGGGATTGAAAGCAATCACTGCAAGAATTTATCTCATGGAAGCAAGAAAGTTGATTTCAACCGAAGCGGATATGGATATCGATTTTGCATCTTTGCTCCATGACTCCAGATATGAAAAAATATGGAATGATGAAAAGAATATTTATGTGGGGTGGTGCTATACACCTGAAGAGAACTTTGAACGGGCCAATAATATTGATATTGTCAGACGTTATGGTGAACTCTTAAAAAGCCTGAAACAGCGTGAAAACATGTATGGATTGAGGGATAAAGATTTGAGCATAGCCCTTCATTCCAATTTGACTTTAACTAGAAGTACAAGAGTTGATTCGTTCGAACATTCTATATCCAAAGATTTAGATATCAATTTACTTACGATGGACGAAAAAGTTGAATTGCTGAAGTTATTGGAAGAAAGCTACGAAGGGGATCTTTTCTTAACTAAAGAATACATAGTGGAAGATGATGAACACGTAGAAGAGGTGAAATTAGTTAGAATCAATAATCAGAAATCCAGTACGGTAATTTCAGAAGGGTTCAAAGAGATCAAAGACCAGCCTGAAGAGGAAAAGAAAATCGAAAAGCGGAAAACCGCTTCTATTTTAGTCAAAAATTTCGCTCCCGAAAAGGGCACCAATGCTTCAGGGGTCAATGAGAAACTGAAAAAAAGCATGGAAGAAATGATCCGAAAAAAATTCAACCAAAAATAAAATGTACTCAAATAAAAAATCCGAATTGGAATTGTTAAAAGAAAGAGTAGCAGAACTGGAGAAACAAAAAGAAAATTCAGAATTTGAGGTGAGAGATTATTCGCTGCCAGTTGATACTCTCCCTCAATTAATGATGTACGAAAAATTGCAGGAAAACTGGGAAAATTTAACCTTGGGAGATATTGAGGCAATTTGTAAAATTTAATTTCCTTTTTTTTATTGTTAATCCAATTTTTATTCTTATATTTAAGTGTTGAAAGAGTTCACAATTCAACTAATTACTTATGAAACCATTACCAAAATTACACTTAGTTCCTACCGACAAAGACCCTAGGGAGTGGACTAAGTTCATTCAAATTACTGAAAAGCACATTCTAGCCAGTGATAGCTACATACTTGTTCGCTACCCTTCCAGAAACTGGTTTGGTGAAGCACTTGGAGCAGATTCAAACTTTGCAGTTGATCCTAAACAGTGGAAGGCCTTGACCGCTGCAAACGTTAAGAGCGTAGAGATTGACCTATTCGGGAAAAACCTTATAGGTATTATGAAGAATGGCGCACGGGTTCATGTTCCAATTGTGGAGATGGCAAAGCTATACTGGAAGTTTCCTGACTTTCAATCTATTTGGCCTTTGGATGACTCGCCAGTAGTGCAGATCGGTTTTAACGCTAAGTTCATAGGTAAGCTTTGCAGCGTCTTGGAAGGCCCCTTGAAGTTTATATTTAGTGGTGAAAATCGGGGTGCTAGGGTGCATGAAACCAGTGGAGAAAACGAGGGCGAGGCTTTAATTTTGCCTTTTATGTTACTGAAACAGTGAAAGAAATTTGAGCCTTCGGGCTCTTTTTTTTTCAAAAAAATTTGTTTTTTGATTTTGAATTGTTACATTTGACCACATATAAAATCCTTTTGTTTTAACATCACCATAAACGAAAGGATTTGATCCAAACAATTGAGGGGGAAACAGGAGGTGATGACTGGCTTTCTCCTCTTTTGTTGTTTTATGACCTACCAGATTTCTTTTCCCGAAAATTTATTTAACAGAACTCACCAAGAGATTGGTGTTTTGAAGAATAAACTGGCGGGAATTTCCTTTTCTATCAAAGCCGAAAAAGAAACGATGAAAGAAAGTGGCCGAAGTAAATCAAGCGAACTTAATTTTTTATTAAAATCGTATGGGTTGACAAAGCAGGATTTAGCCAAAAAGAAACACTTTATGGATTCTTACTGGGATTACACTCTTTTAAGATCCTTCAACAAACAAGTTTGTTTTTTCAAAAATAGAGGTATAAATGCAAAATTTGCAGAATTTTTAAATTTGGATGCCCGAGAAATAAAAAGAAAAAAAGCACGAATTATCAAATTTGGATTTGCCAAAATAACAGGCAAAAATCTAGTTTTTTTATCTCAGGATAAAGTCTGGGCGAAATTTGGAGTACTGATTGCCGAACGCAAAAAAGATGAGAATGGCAGACGGATTGCCCACCAGACTTTGGGTGTTTATTCTTTGAGCAAAAAAGGAAAAATTCTCAGAATCAAGAAAGGCACAATTCTTAAAAAATCAGGGAAACCTGCTTTGAAAGACTTGGAGTACACAAATTTCAAAAGATTCAATGTTAAAGTATTGAAATTCACGGCTGCAAAGCATGAATTAAAAATAAATAAGCTTAAAGTCCTTGCAGGATTGGCTTGTTACAAGTGGTATGCCGACAAAATAGCCAGTAAACCAAAAACCAAAGAAACAGATCAGCGTAAAAATGATTCGGATGTTTCAATGAAAATAACTTGTAAGAAGATTTCAAGAAAAGTAGGAAATGTAAGCGATGCTTCAGGCTACTGGCTCCGAAAGGAATTGGAAGATTGCGGTTTTATTGATGTCACAGTAAATAAATTCAAACAAACAGATCAAATTGAATACGATGTTGCAAAAGAGCAATTTCCACTTCAGCAGGGAATTCAGGAAGAATCAGGACTTGCCTACTTTTTTTCAAAGAAAGATAAGACGGTCTATGGGGTTAGCTGCTACGATATTCATGTTAACGGTTATGTTCCCATCGATTACAATCTGAACAAAGTCAGGAAGCCTAAAAAAGAGCGAAAACGCTATGTAATGTGGCACATTCAGCAATTGATGGATGTTGATGGATTCCATATCAAAAAAATCTGGAGGGATTATGAATTTTTGTTCTCGATTGATTCGATCAAAGATTACCTTAATGATCTTTTCTGTTCGGAAGATGGCGATGGTATCTTTTCTTTTGAAAAGTTCTCCTTACGGGCGAATTTAGATCAAGCTCCTGAAGAGGTAAATCGCATTCATTCCATTGGTGCCCAATGAAATTTCAAGGCGTTTTACTCCCTCTTGAAAAAAGAGGGACTTAATCTAAATAAGTAAGTTTATAAATAAACTTGCCAGAGAATTTTTTTTCTCTTGTAATGTTCAGAAAAAGGATATGCTTTGACAAAAAAAAAGGAAAAGTTAAAACTAAATGTAAAAAACACATTTAAACAATACTTATTCCCGAAAACTAGGTTTTTAATTTTGAGTGGGGTTTTTTCGATTTTTTTTCTCTTGAGTCACAAAAAATAAATTTCTTTTTTTATTGTAAATCCAATTTTATTTCCTATATTTAAGTGTTGAAATATTGAATGAAAACCACCATGACTAAAAGACTCGAAATATTAAAAAATTCCCTTGCTAAAAAAGAGCAGGAATTGGAACAAAAATTTGATAATCATTTTGCCAGCGTTAAGCAGGCCAATGGCCAGCCACTGAATGATAAAAGGAATGGTCAATCTACCCTGAATAAATGGGAACGCCAAAGCGATGGCATACGTAGCCAAAATGAAAGCATTGAAAAAACCAAATCAGCCATTGAATTGGAAGAGGGTAAAATTCAGAATGTAGAATTCATGAATGAAAACGTAATTCCTTCAGAGATTTTGGAATTGGTTGAATCGGGTGTGTTAAGCCAGTGGCGAAGACATCCCAATACCTTTTTTCTTGCAGGCGTTGATAAAGCCCGAATGGTTTGGGATTCTAAAAGAGGGGTTATAGCTCATAGGTACGCTCATTTAATCACTGATGCAGATCAACGTAAAGACTTCGCCCGAATCTACAATGCTCTAGCTACTATTTTGAATAAAAAATTCATGGAAAAGGGAAAATAAATTTCTTTTTTTATTGTTAATCCAATTTTATTTCCTATATTTAAGTGTTGAAAGAGTTCACATTGTTAATCGAAATCGTTATGACTACTAAAAGAATCACTATTGCCACTGTAAAAAGCTTCATTAGAAGAAATGAAGGAAATCTTTTCCACCAAGGTATTTCAGGATTTAATGGAATGACTGATATGGTTGAACAGGTTGAAGACGTTCTTGCTCCAGCTATCGCCACTGAGTCAAATGTTAAGTATAGTTTGGGTATCTTGGGTGCTCACTTTGTTGGCCGTTCAAGAGATCATTTCGCCCCGTTTGAATCGGGTGCCTACGTTGGGTACCAAGTTTCCAATGCTTGCGGTTCGTTCGTTATTGCAACTACAAAATAATTTTAGAAATCATGGAAATCAGAAACGTATTAATTGGGGATAAATTTATTAGAAAAATGGCCATTGGAAAGCCCGTTCTTTGTCAAGTGGTGTTCTTCACTGAGACTAGGAACATCACAACAAACGAACACATGAGTTACGCTTGTTGGGCAACCAGTGAGACCTTTGGCATGGGAAAACCTTTTGAGGTGCCATTTACCACAGTACAGAGAGGCCGAATTTAGGATGAGAATGATCAGAATAAAACATAAACTCCTGAAAGAAAATCCCAAATTGGGAATTCCAGAAGGAGGAGGCTGGTTTTATGTCCTGAATTTCAGAAGAGGTGTGGTTTATTCAAAGGAATATCCGAATAGAAGTTTGTTGACGGCCAATCTTTTTCTTAAGAAAATGTATCAGTTGGATGATCAACGTCACTTCTTCGATGCAACCAATTTGAAAGGGTTTAAAGAAGCCCAAAAGGAATTAGTCAATGACATACTTGGATATGCATTTGAATTGCAGACCAAGGCCGATTTATACCCTGAAGGAACCTATTTAAATTTCGTCTATCAAAAAAGATCGAATGCCATTGAAACATGGGTGGAAGAACTTTCAAAAGTGAAAGCTAAACATCCTCTTGAAGCAAGTATCAGAAAACTAAAATCAAAATTATTGAAACTTAAATGATAATTTCAAAAAAAAATATTTTAGCCCTTATTGAGCTACTGAAAGGATCTTGTATTTCAATAAGTGAAGCCATAGATATTTTGAATTATGATCTTAAATTAAAAATAAAGCAAGAAGATTTAAGCAAGAAAGATATTGCAAATATCAACAGTGAATTATTTCAATGTTTTGAATGTGGCTGGTGGGAGGATTTGACAAATATTGCCTTTTCAAAGGAGCCCGAATTAACCCCAGATGAAAATTATTGTCAGGATTGTTGGGATTCAATTAACGAATGAAAAAAAATAAAAAAAACAGTAAACAAAATCAAAAAAAAACTCTAAATTAGAGTTCTCTTTAAAATCAGTACAATTTAATTTCACTTAAACCAAACAAAAAGAATGAAGAATTACTTCTACTCGCTGTTCGTTTTCGCCATGTTGGTGTTTATGACGGCAGCCCCAGTTTTGGCAAGTGATTTCGTTGAAACCGAAGTTTCATTTGTAATGGGTGCTCCCCCGAGCATTGTTACAATGGAGCCTCCACAGGTAACTTACGAAATCTCTTATCAACATTATTCATCAGAAAAGACCGATTTGCCCGAGCCCAGACCCCGAGAAGACTTTCTCATACGTCCTGCATGGCAATCTGAATCAGCCCTTGCTTCCATTATCAAATACCGCAGGATGCAAGTGAAAGAAAATATTAAGTCTTGTTAGACATAATCAGAAAATGAAACACTCGAATAAAAATAGTTCGGGTGTTTTTTTTTGCCTATATTTAACGATCCAATCAATTGTAAATCAAATGGCCCGTACTGCTACTGTAGTAAAAACAAATACTATACGCTTATCATTTCCTTTCAACAAAGATATCCTTGACCGAATAAAAAAATTGAGTGGTCGAAAATGGGTTGCGGATGTGAAATCGTGGGATGTTACTGTTGATTTTAGAAATTGTTTTGAACTCCAAAGAATCATTCAGGAAGAAAATTTCCTTTCCAGCAAAGAGGAGCAGAAAGTAATTGATTTTTTCAAAGCTGAAGCCAAAGAAATGGTAAGTGGAAAACCAAAGGCCACTTATTCACTTTTGGAAGTCCCCAAAACCGTTAACGCTACACTCAGACCCTATCAAATAGAAGGGTTCAGTGCTGCAATTCATTGGATTAAATCGATCAATGGATGCGAAATGGGCTTAGGAAAAACTCTCATGTCTTTAGTTGCAGTGGAATACAGGGGAAATTTTCCAGTTTTAATAGTTTGTCCAGCTTCGTTAAAATACAATTGGGATGCAGAGATACAAAAATTCCTACCCAATCGAACTGCCAAAATATTAGATTCCAAAGAGATTATCTATTCAGGCTATGATTTCTACATAATAAACTACGATATTCTTAAGAAAAGGCTTAAAGATTTGGAGAAATTGAATTTTAAATTCATGTTGGTTGATGAGTGTCACTACATTAAAAATGCAAAATCCCAAAGAAGCGTTGCAACAGTAAAACTTATCAAATCAATTCCCTATGTGATTTTATTGTCGGGCACAATAATAGAAAATAGACCGTCTGAGTTGATTTCTCCAATTGTTGCTCTTGATAAAATGGTTGAATTGGGTGGCTATTGGTCATTCATACACAGATATTGCGCTGCTAAAAGTAATGGGTTTGGACTTGATATTTCAGGGGCTCAAAACATCAAAGAACTTTATGTTCGGATGGCAAAGAGCTTTTATTTTCGAAGGAATAAAATTGATGTAGCCAAAGATCTTCCACCTAAAATTTATTCTAATGTTTTGGTCAATATTTCCAATCCCAAAGAATACGCTCATGCTGAAAACAATTTGGTGGATTTTCTTCAAAATAAAATTTTTGAAAAAAAGGAGCTTAAGGCAGCCATCAAAGGATTGTCCAAAGAAGATAAAATTGAGTACATCACTTTAATGCTGGAAGAACAAGAGGAAAAAGTAAATTCAGCAGAGCATTTAGTTTTAATGACCACTCTGAGAAAAACCACAGGACATGGCAAAATAGAACCTGCCAAAGAATGGGTTTTAAACTTTTTGGATTCAACAAATGAAAAACTTCTGGTTTTCGCTTGGCATACGGAAGTTGTTCAGGAGCTGGCAAAAGAATTCAATTGCGATGCCATTTATGGAGGTGTGAATATCAAGAAAAGACATGAAATAGTTGATAAATTTCAAAATGATGATAAAGTTCGTGTGCTGGTTCTCAACATTAAAGCAGGTGGAGTAGGAATCAATTTAACAAAAAGCTCTTCAGTTCTATTTATTGAGGAACCTTTCAATCCAGCTTTAAAACTACAAGCTGAAGACAGAAGTCATAGAATCGGACAAACAGCCGAAGTGATCAATATTTACACCATGGTTGGCAAAAATACAATTGATGAAGATATTAGAGTTTTAGTGGAAGAAAAATTACAAGTGGTGAATGCGGTCAACAGTGGCTCCGATTTCAATGAAGCGGGCTCTGATTTGGATGTACTAAAAGATTTATTAAAAAAACTAGCTGAAAAATAATGCAATACTTTGGAGCGAAAAGCAGAATAGCAAACGATATAGTTCAAATTCTTGAAGACGTGAGATTACTCAATCAATTATTTGTAGAACCCTTTACGGGGGCTGCTAACATAGTCAGCAAAATGTCAGGCGAAAGACATGCTTACGATTTACATGAAGAACTTATTCAAATGTGGATTTCTCTCCAAGATGGCTGGATACCTCCCAAAACTCTTTCGAAAGAGGAATACGATCATGTTAGATACCATGGCAGCCCTCAAATGAAGGCTTTTGCGGGGTTTGGTTGTTCGTTTGGTGGGAAATACTTTGGTGGATATGCAAAGAATAGTAGAGGTGATAATTTTGCTCAAAATACACATAACAGCCTTTTAAAAAAAACCAGTACGTTAGGAGGGGTTCGTTTTGAACAGAAAGATTATCGAGAGTTGAGCTATTGTCATTCTTTGATTTATTGTGATCCCCCGTATCGAAATACAACTAAATACAAGGTGGGTGATTTTGACAGTGATATTTTCTGGGAATGGTGCAGAAAAATGAATGATAGGGGCAACACAATGATAATTAGTGAATATCAAGCCCCTGAAGATTTTGATTGCATTTGGAGTATAGATACTAAAACAGAAATGAGAACTAAAGAAAATGGCAGAGAAATGAGAACAGAAAAACTTTTTTCTCTAATTTAATTGTAATTCTAATTTTTATTTCTAAATTTAAGAGTTCTAAAAATCGTAAACCAAATGAAAAATCTTAAAAAAGAAGTCACTAAAATAATGTTTCAATCGCTTGATTTACTGAAATCTGACGATTACCCTGAAGCCATAATTTTCGAAACATTGAAAGATTTTGGTATGCAGTCAGACGAAGCCAGATTTTTAGCTGAGAACTATTCTGTTTGTGACAGCATAAACAGAAGACGAAGATTGATTCAAGAGGAAAATATTAGTTTAAGGGATAAGGAATGGGGAATCAGAAAAAGATTAGCAGTTAATTTCAAGCAAAATTTAGATAAATGAAAAAGTACAATACAGTTCGGCAATTAACAGGCTATTTAGCAACTCAAATGGTTTTAAAAAACATTAGAACAACCGACTCAATGATTTTATTATTAGTAAATTCTTTAAGATTGTCACAGGTTAATGAGTTTGAGTTATGTGGTAAAATTATTGGACTTGATGAAATAATTGATGAATGTTTTTCCATTATGCGCTTTAAAAGTCATTCTTAGTTAAAACCAAAACATTAATAATGAAAACCATAACTCCGATTACAATTGCCGTGGATTTTGATGGCACATGCGTAACTCATGAATTCCCTTTTGTTGGGAAAGAAATAGGAGCCGTTCACGTATTAAAAAAATTGGTCAAAAATGGCCACAAATTAATTCTGTTCACCATGCGTTCGGATGTGGTGAATCCAACTGGAGAAGATAACGAACTTCATTTGAAAAGTGGTGCTTATTTAACTGATGCTCTCAATTGGTTCAAAAAAAATGAAATACCGCTGTACGGAGTGCAAACCAATCCAACACAACATAGTTGGACTACAAGTCCAAAGGCTTATGCCCAAATTTACATTGATGATGCTGCACTGGGATGCCCATTAAGATTGGTTCCTTCCTTCTCTGAAAGACCGTACGTTGATTGGGAACAAGTTGAAGAAATTTTAAGGCACCAAAATATTTTAGTATGAAATATATGGGAAGTAAAAATCGGATAGCAAAGTTTGTTTTACCGATTATGCTTAGAGAAGCAAATGAAAAAGGAATAACTACTTGGGTTGAACCTTTTGTTGGTGGTGCGAATATGATAGATAAAGTTCCAAACAATTTTCAAAGAATTGGGATTGACTATAACGCACACGCTGTTGAGGCTTTGATTGCGATAAGAGATTTAGTTGATAAATTACCAAACAGATTAACTGTAGATGAATACAAGCAACTAAAAGGAAGTGAGCCTGAACCAATAAATAGTTGGCTTAGATTTGTAGCTTCATTTGGTGGTAAATTTGACAACGGATATGCAAGGGAAAAAGGAAGTGATGAAACAACTTTTATTGGTTATGGAAAACGAAATGCACAAAAACAAAACCCAAACTTGCAAGGTGTAAAATTAATCAATGGAAGTTATGATGAATATTCAGACTTTGAAAATTGTTTAATTTATTGTGACCCACCATACGAAGGAACAACATCTTATAAAACTGGTTCTTTTGACCATTCTAAATTTTGGCAATGGTGTAGAGATATGAGTAAAAAGAATGTTGTATTTATAAGTGAATACAAAGCACCTGATGATTTTATTTGTCTTTGGGAAGGAGAGATAAAAACAAATTTTGCAAGCCAAAGAGATGGAGCTACTCACAAAGCGGTTGAAAAACTTTTTAAATTTCCTCCTACAAATGTTGATTAAATGCACAGTCGTAGCACTTGCAGGTAACGCTTGGTATATGCGTTCGGTTGCTCTCGCTTAAAAGCAACCACTTAACTTAAAATACTGAAATAAAATGAAATCACAAACGATTGAAAATAGCAAAGCAACTGACGTATATACATTGTTACCTGCCGTTTCTTCTAGAACTATATTTAGAATCGAAAAGCCAGAAGAAAAGGGTGGTATGTGGTATGACCACAACGGTGTCTTTCGTAAAAGCATTCATATTCTTTGCCCAAATGGAATAGCTAAAGATTTTCCAATGCCTTTAAATCTTGAACTACATAGAAAAGACGGTGATATTTGGAATAGTGCTGGAAAATCAATTGAGAATATGAATGAATGGTTTACTCCAATGGATGCAATTAATTTGATGAATAATGGATTTAAACTATTTCAATTTGAAGTGAATAAATTTCAAGAATTAGAAAATGAAATATTATTTACAAGGAATGGAATTATACAACAGAAAGAAATTCCATTGGAAAATGTTTGGGATATACGCTCTGTCTTAAATGGCAGGTAACAGATTGCAGATACCCGAAGGAGGAGATTACGAAGCACAAATTTTGAATATAAAAATGAACATTAACCGAAGCACTAAGGCTCAATTAACCACTAAACCCCCTCTTTTGGGTAGGTGTTGTTATGTGCAGTCTTTTATTGATGTTCTTTCAAAAAAGGTAAATTTAGTCAGATGCAATAATAATCATAAGATTTACATTTCAAAAGAGTGTCCATTTTGTGGTGAAAAAGGAAGAAGAGTATTTCGATACAATTCAAAATTGAAAGTTGGTAAATCTTATTGTTGTGGTGCTTCATTTAAAGATATTTCTTGGTTAAGAAAGCGATTAGAAAATGGCTTTGATTTCGATAAATACCAATTATATAATAAACAAGGATGGTATAAATATTTGGCAGACGAAAAAATTATGGAGTATAAAAAATTCTTTGAAGATAAATTAAGTATGAAAGAAAGTGGATTTGAAAAGTCTAACGAGGAAGATTTACCTTTTTAGATGCAAAGCACCGTACCTCTTTCAATTACTTGTACGGTGCTTTTTATGATTGCACATAACGTTTAGTATATGGTTTTGTAAGCCATGGCAGAAATTTACAAATTAAAAACGAATATTAATTAGGCTTATAAACTATATACATTGTTGTGTGTAGTACGATTGGTTTAGCACAAACTTAATTAAAATGGAAAATAACACATTTACATTAAATCAAATTGAAACACCTAAAGTTGTAGGTAGTTACGAAATTACAGGGACAAAAGTAAATACGATTGAATTTAATTTCACAAAAAAACCAAAGTTAATAAACCGACTGTTTTGCAAATGGTGTTTAGGATGGACTTGGCGAGATAAGTAGTATTACACACAACGTTTAGTATATGGCAAGTAGCCTATCACAGAATTAAGTGAAAAGTAGATAAATTATAAACAAGCAGATAGTTTCTAAAATGGCTAATAAGGCTATTTGCTATATATATTGTTAGCCACCGTTTTTCATTATGATGACAATAAACTTGAATATAAAAGCAAATGTGAATAACATATCTCTTTCGCAGATTTATGAGTTGTTGCAGAAATATAGCCTTGAAAAAATAAAAGACCAAAAGATTTATGAGTTTAATGGATATAAATTCCAAATTGAAACAGAAATAAATATGAATATAAACTATGTAATAACCGAGCTTCCTTAAATGGTGGCTAACGGCTTGTGTATGAAAAGTAGCCCATACACAGGCGTTCGGAATTATTACAAAACTTAATTAGGCTATTTTTTATACACATTGTTATAAACCGTTTATTATGGATTTTCACGAAAGAAAACAAAAGAGAAAAGAGCATTTTGAGAAATATGAAAAAGGAAGGAAAGATAGACCTTGTGGTGCTTGTAATGGAAGTGGTTATTATGACCATAACGGAAGCCCAAAATGCGGTGCTTGTAATGGTACAGGAAAAGAGAAGTGCAAGTCAAATGGTTTATAACGTATTGTGTATGGTATGTTGCGTATAAATAAACACAAAATTTAGAATAAAAACAGAACAAAATAAATATTAATAAACCTTTGAAAAAGCAGTAAGTAGCAATAGACTATACACGTTGTTACCTACTGTACGGGAAAATAAGCAAAAACTTAAATTAAAAACAGAAATTATGGGAATGTACACAGAACTAATATTTGGTGCTGGCTTAAAACAAGACACACCTAAAAACGTAATCGAAGCCTTGAAATATATGATAGGAGATATAGAAGAAAAGCCTGCTAACTTTCCACTTCCTGATGGAAGATGTGAATGGTTGTTTAGAGGTGGTAGTTATTACTTTGGCGTAAATAGTGCCGTAAGCAAAATGTGGAAAGATGATATTGGAGACAACTGGGTTGTAAGCACCCGAAGCAATATAAAAAATCACGAAGGCGAAATAGAGGCTTTTCTGGAATGGATAAAACCATACATTGATGGAGGTAGCGGTTATCGTGATATGTACGCAGTTGTTACTTACGAAGAAGCAGAAGCACCAAATATTTATTACTTGCACGAAGATTAGTATTGTAGGTAACGATGGTAATATGGTGCAGCGTAGCGACCCGTAGGGTGCAATATATTACGTGTTAGCTGACTGGTGCGGATAATTTAGTACAAACTTTAATTGAAAAACGAATGATAGTAAAAGAAAAAATAGGGGGGCTTTTTTTTGATTTAATAAAAGGAGAATGCCTTGAAGAAATGCAGAACATTGAAAGCAATAGTGTTGATTTTATTTTGACCGATTTACCATACGGAACAACTGCATGTAGTTGGGACGCAATTATACCATTTGAGCCAATGTGGAAAGAGTTTTATAGAATACTAAGACCTTGTGGTTTTATTGCATTAACCGCAAGCCAACCATTTACAAGCAAGTTAGTAAGTAGCAATATTGATAATTTTAGCCATCAATGGGTATGGGAGAAAATAGGGAGTAACGGAAACCCATTATTAGCTAATAAGATGCCTTTGAAGAACTTTGAGGATGTGTTACTTTTTAGTAACGAACCAACCAAGCACGACACAAAAGGAGAGCACCCGCAAAGGAAATATTTTAAAAAGGTGATGGAATACATAGGCTTGAATTTAAAGCAAATTAACACCAAATTAGAGCATAGAAGAGCTGAACATACATTTTACATAGACAGTACCCAATATGGGTTATGTACCGAAAAAACGTACTTAGAACTAATTAAAGTGTTTGGAATTGATAAAATGACAGGTTTTATTGAATGGTGCGTTTTGGATTTAGAAAACAAGGCATTTAGAATTGAACACATACGCAAATTTGATGAAAAGTACCCAAGGGTTTACAACCCACAAATGACAGCAGGGAAACCTTACACTTTAAAGGCTGGTAAAATGGGAGATGCTTTTGGTGGAGGCAATGAGGGTTATGTTACAGAAAGTAATGGAGACAGATACCCAAAGAGCATATTAAAATTTGGTTACGATAAAGAAAAACTACACCCAACAGCAAAACCAATAGCCTTAATGGAGTATTTGATAAAAACCTACTCCAATGAAGGAATGACCGTACTTGATGCAACAATGGGCAGCGGAAGCACTGGTGTAGCTTGTAAGAACACCAACCGTAATTTTATTGGTATTGAAAAAGACGATAAGTATTTTAATATAGCAGTAAACCGAATAAAAGGAACTGAACCAAACCCCAACAACTTTGAAAAAGTTGAAGAGCGTGGGCTTTTTTCTTTTACGGATGAACAGAATAAAGCTGATTAGAATGATGAACAAAACACTTACACATAACACGTTTATATCAACAATGGGTATATCCACTTTCTTAAAAATCGAAATTTAAAAACAATAGAAATTAACTATACCAAAGGGATGGCAATTTACGCTTCACTATGGCGATCTTGGAACCTATTGTAAAGCAAATGGGCCATGTTAAAAAAAAAGCTATGAAGTAGCTAATCCCAATTTTTATTCTTATATTTAAGTGTTGAA